AAAAGAAGGTTGTGCGCCTATTGTTGCTTTAGTTAAAATAAATGAAAATACACTTAACTACACTTTAGATTTATTACATCCTAAAACACAAAAACCTTTTAATGAATTGTCAGTAGGTATAGATCCAGATTGGATCAAAGTTTGTGCGCCAAGAAAAATGGTATTTGCACCAAAGTTTAATACAAACCTTTAATTATCCCCAATATACACAACCAGAGGTTAAACCAAATTGGTAATAATGTTTGCCAATAAGACTATTTTTGTTCTAAAATCGTTCCAATAAAGTTTAGTTGATATGGATAATGATAATTTTTTAGACGATATAAAAGATCTACCAGAGTGGGTAGAGCTATATAAATTAAATCATTGGTCGCCATCGCAGCTTAATGCAGCAGATGATATTTGGAGTTATAAATATTTATACTTAACCCAAGAACAACGTAGAGCTTTACCAATAAATTCTAAAATGTTTTCTGGTGTTTGTATTGGAGATCTAGCTCAATTAGTATTTGGTAATTTTTTATGGCAGCATGAAGTAGGTAAAGGATTAGTTAAAAAAGAGATCCCACCACAAAGAAAAGTTTTTGATAAAATTTTAGATAAATTTAATTTATATGAACCAGTAGATGAACAAGATAAGGCTCAACATGATGTTAATAGATTAGGTTTAGCAAAAGCATTTTTAACATTAAAAAAAGGTTTAAGAGAAATAAATTTGTATTCCCCTATTGAATGCGAAAGATCTGTATCCTTAACATTAGACGGCTGCATTTTACCAACCATAGGCAGAATAGATGTGGAAGATGAACATTCATTTATTGAAATAAAAACAAAATGGAAAAAGAAAAACAGACCCAAGAAAGATGGTACATCAAGTTATTCATTACCTAAAATAGATGAAGGTTATTTAGGTATGGAAGATCATTTGGCCCAGGTAGCATTTTACTACTTTGCTAACCAGGAAAAAAAGAAACCATATCTTTTTGTAATGAATGAAGAAAATTACAGTATTTTTACTTCAGATAATTGCGATGCAATGAAGGCAGAAAATTTAAAAAAATATTTAAATAAATTAACTTTAGTTGCCAAACGTAGAGAACGAATAATGAATAATCATGCTGGTAAAAATACCTGGCATCAAGACATTGCTCCAGATTTTAACCACTTCTTTTGGAAAGGTATGGGAGAGCATAAAGAAATTGCAATGAAATTATGGGGTTTGGCATGAAAGAATTAAAACAAGATAACATGGTTATAAATGTGCAACCATGGTTGTTAAAAAAATTTAACAAAGATGAAAAATCATTAAAGCGTAAATTGCTCCTTAACTTTTTAGCTTTAATCTTTTTTTCCCTCGTAGTTAGCGTCTTTGTTAGATATAGCCAGAGTAGTCATGCAGCGATGTATGACGGAGGTTTTAAAACAGCAGTCATCTTTACCTCCCATTCAGCTCTGGCTATTAAAAATTCGAGGATCCATGGGTAAAGTTGTAAACATAAATAAAATTGATAATGAAATTCAAAAATTAAAAACCAATGGTGGTATGTGGAAAATAAAAAATGGATCTTATGCTATTAAACATTTGGAAGTTGAAAGATTGGCAAGGCTATACAATATCCAAACTAATATTGAATTAAAACATTGTGATTTAACTAATGGTTGTGCAGTTGTAAAAGCTGTTGCTACTTATCAAGATAAAAATTTTTATAGTTTTGGCGAAGTGTCTCCACAAAATAATGATTTTGAATATCCATTGGCAGTGGCAGAAAAAAGAGCTGCGGATAGAGCTATACTAAAAGCTCTTGGTATTCATGGCAATGTTTATAGTGCTGAAGAACTTCCAAACATAAAAAATAATAACAATGAAAATAATAATACCAGTACAGACCAAGGAGATATTATTTTAGAAAAAATTAAAACTATTACGCACCAGGGTAATTTAGAGGAGCTAAAAAGTAAAAATAAAAAATTTTTAAATGATATTAAAAAAAAGAATTTACTAAGGTTTCAAGAATTAAAGCAAGCCTTTTTAAATAGAGAACAGCAATTAACGGAAGGATAAACATTTATGGCTGACTTTAAGAAACCACAAGATCCAAACTGGGTGGCAACATTTAGTTTGAAACGTAACGCGGATAAGAACCCGCAAGATCCAAAAACAAGCAGTAGACCAGATCTTATTTTAGTTGATAGCGAAAAAGTTAATGAGAAAACTGGTAAACCTTATCGAAAAAATTTTACTATCGGTGATGTTTGGCATGAGGCATCTGCTTATATCCAGGAGGATAAATCTTTAAAGATTACTATAAAGAAAACTGGAACTGGTGGAAGCGCACCTAAAAAACCCGCAGCTCCAGTTCTTGAAGAAGCTCCTTGGTAATCATTAATGCAACAATATGGTTTAACTGAAAAGCAATTAAAACTTTTTAAATTTATAAAAAACTATATTACAAAAAATAAAATATCGCCATCTTACGAGGAAATGAAGGTGGCGATAGGATTAAAATCTAAATGCAGTATTCAAAAAAAAATAGAACAATTACAAGATAGAGGATGGCTAACAAAACTACACGGAAAATCACGCAGCATAAAAATACTAAAATGACACACAAAGATATTTTTAAAGAGTTTACTTATGATTGTTTGGCAGAACAAATTGGCGGAGATCATTATCAAAAATTAAAAGTTTCCCCAGCCTATTTTATATCAGAAAATAAACTATTGTTTGCAGAAGGAAATGTTGTAAAATTAGTGTGTCGACACCAAAATAAAAATAAAAAAGAAGATATTCAAAAAGCAATTCATTATTTAAATATAATTTTAGAAAGGGATTATCCAGATGGGTAAACCAGTAGAAAAATTCTGGAGTGGAAGTACCAACTTTACTGTAAGTGAAACTTTTCCCTCCGTCTCGGCAGCTCTAAAACAAACTGTACCTAGTGACGCTGCTGTATATGAAATTGATACTAAAACTATCAGTTTTGAGTTCACTAGAATAAAGGAAAAAAATAATGGCGATAACCCATTACTCTCATCTGGAAAAACAGATCCAGGTAAAAGAGAAGGAAAGAAAGTCTCTGAACTCAAAAATCACGAGACTTAAAGCAAAGAACGGGGGAAAATATCCTCCAGGAATTGCGGCTCTGTCTAAGACAGCTCATTCTAAATTGATTGATGTAATACAGCTGCAAGACCAACAAAGTAAAATAAGAGCTTAGTTATTTTACTTTAGAACTATTCTAAACTAATTAACTTTAGTAATGCCTACGCTACGCCTAAATAATCTTACCAGATCGGTAAAAATATTTCTTGATATGGGTTGACTTATGCCAAATTGGCAACTATATATATTATATGGTAAAAAACTTCAAAAGATATGAGTTCGCTACCTTCTCTAAGTTAGAGAAATACTTCACAAAAAAGATCCTTCCACAAAAAAATAAATCTTCAAAAGTTATCGGCAAGGTTTTGCTTGTGTGGGATAAAAAATCAAAAACAAAAAAGGAGGCTGCATAAATGAGAAAACTTACTAACGCTGCGCAAGTTGCTAAATTGATAAAGCAACAAGCCAAAGAACTTGGTTTAAAGGTTACAGCAAAATCTCAAAACTATTCAATGGGTAATTCAGTTTATGTTCATATTTTATCTGGAACTGACGCAGCTGTTGAACAGTTAAAAAAAGATACACAAAAATATGAGTATGGTACTTTTGATGGAATGACCGACAGCTACCACGCTGATAATGTCATAGAAGATATTCCTCAGACAAAATATTTATTTGTTGATGATGATAGAGCAGAAAACATTATCAAAGAAAATCTAGATCAAACTGAGAAAAGATTTTACGAACATAGATTTACTTACAATAATGTTAATTGCACTTCTTACCAATGGTTACAAAAATTAAAAGAGGAGGCTGAACAAGATTGGCAAAATGTTTTAAAAACTTTACTCCAGGATTTCAATGCTGCTGGAGCCAATTCAGTTACAACTCAATTAAATGGTTTTGTTTTTCAAATAACTAAAAATAAAAAGGAGGCAGCATAAATAACCAATCTGGTAAAAAAATATCTGATATGGGATTGACAATGCCAAATTGGCAATTATATATATTGTATGGATGATAAATTAAAAAACAAAAAAAAGGAGGCTGCATAGTGAACCACTTAACAAAAGTTAATTTGTTCAAAAAATGGAATTACCCAAGTTGGTCTATTTATAAATATGGAGACATGGGTATCACAATCAAAAAAGATAACCAGGTAACTAACTGGGATAAATACTTTAAAGCAAATGTCCAGGCTGGTTTAGAGGGTACTGGATATATTTTACATAGATACAAAAAAGCAGATGGTATTAAAAAAACAGTAGTTGGTAAAACTTATGCGAATTACTTAAATGCCAATGATAAAAAATACTATGGCATGACGGGTAAGCAATATTATAATTTTACTGAAAAAGATTATGCTGGCTACCAAGATGCTTTAGCTTTTACATCTACTAAAAAACAAAAACAATTACTTAACAAAATGGAGGCTGCTTAATGAAAAAACAATTACCAAAAAATATAAAAGTTATTCATACTGCTTTTGAAGATAAACCAGTTCATATTGCAAATTATGATATTGGCGGATCTAATAGACATTATTTTGAAATTGGAGAAACAACTGAGCATGATGTTTGCGAGTTGATTTGGAAAGCCACTCAAAATGTTAATGACAGCTGGAGCAATCCAGATTGTGTTGGAGAGTACGATGTTAATGTTGATAACGATCCAAACATAGATGTTCTTGTTCCTTTAAAAGTTGTTAACGGAAAAAAGATGGGTCATAGATCTACAAGTGTTGGAGATCAAGTTGTCTTTGAATATAAAGATGGTTCTCAAAAAACTTACATTTGTGCAGACGTTGGTTGGGTTGAAGATAAACCACAAGACGGAAAAACTTATGCTTTAACTGGAACCAAGGATGACAAATGTATTGCTAACGGCAACACTTGGGATGCTAGCGAAGTTTTTGATACTGATAGATTTGATGTTGTGGATCACTTAGAGGCTAGAAAATTACTTAACGAACAGATGGAGGATAATTAATATATGAAAGTTCAAGTCGTAAAAGTTGATAGAGCTGGAGGTAAAAAATTAGTTGTCCAGGTAGTTTATAAAGTTGACGG